CTGCGTTGCACTGAGATTGGCATTTCCATCTCCGACTTGGATCTGCTTACGATTGGGCTGGTAATGGATATGTGGACGGAAAAAGGAAACGACAGCGTAAAGTACAGCACAACGGTTATCGCCGGGCAGGAGGAATTTGATAAATTCTAAGCAGAAAAACCCCCGCTCAGCTTTGGCTGGGCGGGGAGAAAGACTGTGCTAATCTATCGTTCCATTTAAAAGGTCAAGAAATTCGGCAGGAGAATATACAGGAACAGAAGAAACTGTGTAATCCTTCGTATTACGCGTAACAATACAGTCAATATCTTCACGGATAGCAGTTTCAATCATGACGGCATCTTCATAATCAGAAACATTGGAAGAAATTGCACGGCGTACATCTATGCCAGATGTATCAAGCACATCAAAAAGGATATAGAGCTTTGCCAACGTATTGCGTGATTCTTTATCACTATGGGTGCATCTGTGTGTCAAATAATAGATGTCAGTAGCGGCTTTGGCTGTAATACAACCCGTAAACCACTTACTTGCAGCGGCTCGAAAAATTGTCTTGGCATCATCTGCAAAGGGGATTCTGTTTTGTATTGCATCCATGATAACGCAGGTATCTATGATGGCTCTCATATATGATCTAGCCTTTCTTCTCTTGCCTCTTCAAGTGTCATTGTGGCTGGAACACTGCCAAACAAAGATTCAGCAATATCAAGGCGATCCTGATAAGGATTGGTGAGCTTTGCAATGGTTTTCCCATTTCTGGTGATATAAATATCTTCTGTTGCCGCTAAAAGAAGGTATTTGCTCAAATTGGTTTTGAATTCAGTTGCGGTAATGGACATGATCCATACCTCCTTTCACTACCTACTAATATTAGTATACTCGAATCGTTCGATTTTATCAAGCAAATCGAACGAAATTTACAGAAAGTTAAAAACCGCACATTGCGTCCTATGACAGAGCTTTGAAAATGAAACATCCTAAATCAATACAGGGCGTAAACAGCAGCCATAAAATTATGAGATAGACTCAGACCGTCATATTGCTACTCCGTTTGCTTTGAGTATATCTTCGACATCACGGAGAGCACAATCGTAACTGCTGACTTGAAGGAGCTCATAGCACTCTGAAATAAAGCCGAAAATATCATAATCTCTAAAGAGCTTCGCACAGTACTTGGGAGAAATATTCCATTTTAATTGAGCCATACGGAAGACCCAGCATTGCATATCGGCAATGCTGATTTGACGTTTATTCATGGCGAAGCGCCTCCTTAGATACAACCTTTCATCATTAGTATAACTCTTATCAAATGTTTAATCAACGCATATTTTGTGAACAATCGTTGCGTCTCAAATGAGATGATTTTTGCGCTCGGAGAAATCCGGGTATTTATTTTGCTCAGTAGGAGGTGGTGGAGTATATGTCCAGCAGAATCAAGGGTATCACAGTTGAAATTGGCGGAGATACAACGGGTCTGGATAAAGCCTTAAAGAGTGTAAATTCCTCAATCAAGACAACGCAGTCATCTTTAAAAGATGTCAACAAACTCTTGAAGCTGGATCCAACCAATACAGAACTACTCTCTCAAAAGCAAAAGCTCCTAAAGGAAGCCATCGGTGAGACCACCACCAAACTGGAATCCCTTAAAACGGCACAGGAACAGGCAAAGCAGCAACTGGAGAGCGGAGATCTGGGGCAAGATAAATATGATGCCCTTCAACGGGAAATCATTGAGACAGAACAAGAACTCAAAAATCTGCAGGAACAGGCGATCGATTCGAATGAAGCTCTCTGCAAAATCGAAGCAGCAGGTGAAAAGCTGGAATCGGTCGGAAACACCATCTCCGGTGTGGGAGAAAAGCTGCTTCCGGTCACTGCAGGGGTCACGGCGCTCGGCACGGCTGCCGTTAAGACTACAGCGGATTTTGATTCTTCCATGAGCCAGGTGCAAGCCACGATGGGTATCACTGCGGATGCTGTTTCCGAGGTGGATGGGCAGTCGGTCAATACAATGGACACCCTCCGTGCCCTTGCCAAACAAATGGGATCCGAAACGGCTTTCTCCGCCAGCGAGTGCGCCGATGCCCTTAACTTCCTCGCTTTGGCCGGCTACGATACACAGGAAATGTGCGATACGCTGCCAACCGTTTTGAATCTTGCAGCGGCGGGTGATATAGACCTTGCCACTGCGTCAGATATGGTTACAGACGCTATGTCCGCATTGGGCATGGAAACTTCCGAAGCTGACACGATGGTCGACCAGATGGCGAAGACGGCTTCTAAAACGAACACCTCTGTGGCACAGCTGGGCGAAGGTATTTTGAGTATTGGTGCAACAGCAAAATCCATCAAGGGTGGTACCGCTGAATTGAACACGGCTCTGGGTATCTTGGCGAACAACGGCATCAAGGGAGCCGAAGGTGGTACGCATCTGCGTAATGTGATCCTGTCTCTGCAAAGTCCTACGGATACTGCAGCGGCTTGTATGGAGCAGCTGGGGATAGAGGTCTACGACTCCGAGGGCAATATGCGCTCCCTCAATGACATCCTTGGTGACTTAAACAGCAGCATGGACAGCATGACCTCCGCTGAGAAGAACGATATCATCAGCACCATTTTCAACAAGACTGACTTGGCTTCCGTCAATGCCTTGCTTGCAAATACAGGAGATACCTGGGATAACCTGCAGCAGTCAATCATTGACAGCGGCGGAGCCGCCCAGCAGATGGCAGATACACAGCTGGATAATCTCTCTGGTCAGATCACGATATTAAAGTCAGCTCTGGAAGGGCTGGCTATTTCTTTTGGTGAAATACTGATGCCTATGGTGCGAAGCGCAGTGGAGAAGATACAGGCGTTTGTGGACAAGCTGAATGCAATGGATGATGCCCAGAAGGAAACCATCCTTAAAATTGCAGCGGTTGCTGCGGCAATCGGACCTCTGCTGATCGTGCTGGGTAAGACCATCTCCACAGTCGGCACCACCATGAAGACCTTCTCGTCTATGACCAAAGCGGTAGCAAAGCTGGGCATTAAAATTGCAGGAAGCAGTGGCTCTATTACGGGACTTGGCAGTGCGCTGGGTGCTGTTGCGGGACCGGTGCTGGCAGTTGTAGCTGTGATTGCTGTACTCGTGGCAGCATTTAAGCACCTGTGGGATACCAACGAGGAATTTCGGAATAAGATCATCTCGATTTGGGAGGGGATCAAGTCCAAGTTTTCCGAGTTTGGTCAGGCAATCACCGAGCGACTCAATGCCCTGGGTTTTGACTTTGAAAACATTGTGGATGTGCTGAAAGGCATCTGGGATGGCTTCTGTCAGGTGATGGCTCCACTATTTGAAGGAGTATTCCAAAATATATCGAATGTCTTGTCGGTCGCACTGGATGTGATCGTTGGAATCTTGGATGTATTCATTGGCCTGTTCACCGGAAATTGGAGTCAACTCTGGGACGGCATTAAGGAAATCTTTGGCGGCATCTGGGATTTCATAAAAAATACGCTTTCGAATTCTCTGAACGCGCTTCGCAATGTTGCAGATGTGTTTCTTGGCTGGTTTGGAACCAGTTGGGATGCAGTATGGGGCAGCGTGAAAGATTTCTTCGTAAATATCTGGAATAGCATCACAGGATTCTTGTCGAACACATGGGAAACCATTAAAAATGTGGTACAGGTCGGCATCCAATTTATCGGCGCACTGCTGGAAGCTGCATTCGATATTATTACGCTGCCGTTTCGTTTTATCTGGGAGAACTGCAAGGACATCATTATCGCCGTTTGGGATGCCATTAAGACGACAGTATCAACTGTGATCAATGCCATAAGCACGGTGATCTCAACCGTTCTGAATGCAATCAAAAATGTATTCACTACGGTCTGGACGGCAATCAGCACGAAGGTGTCCACTGTGGTGAACAGCATCAAGGCCACTGTGACCACAGTATTTGGCGCCATCAAGTCAGTAACAACGACCGTGTGGAACGGTGTGAAATCCGCTATTTCCACTGTGGTGGACGGCATCAAAAGCAAGGTATCCTCCGTCTTTGAAAGCGTAAAAAGTACTGTATCGACGATCTTTAGCGGAATCCAGTCTACAGCATCGTCGATTTGGAATGCAATCAAGGGTACCATCACGACCCCAATCGAAGCAGCGAAGAACACGGTCAAGTCTGCTTTAGACAAGATCAGCAGCTATTTTTCCGGACTGAAGCTGAGTTTCCCGTCCATCAAGCTGCCTCATTTCTCAATCAGTGGCAGCTTCTCACTGTCTCCGCCCAGCGTACCGCACCTTTCTGTGCAGTGGTATAAGGAAGGCGGCATTATGACCTCGCCTACAGTATTCGGCATGAATGGAAGCGCACTTATGGCTGGTGGTGAAGCTGGTGCGGAAGCGATCCTTCCGCTGAAGAGTTTCTATGACCAGCTTGAGAATATTCTTGCAAGCAGGCTGAACACCGACACAATGGAAAAATATCTGTCTATTATTGCAGCAAACAGCGGTAAGGGCATCTATTTGGATGACGGAACGCTGGTAGGAAAATTGCTTCCCACCATTGACAGTGGCTTGGGACAGACACAAAAAAGAAATGCGAGGTTAAGCCTATGAAACCAGATATTATGTTAGATGGTATTTCTGTGACCAGTCTCGGCTGGCTGCGAGAATCGGTCAATTTTCCTACACCGCAGTCTCAGTCGGAAACAATCACGGTGCCTGGGAGGAATGCACCCATCCGGTACACCGAGGCGTTGGGACGGGTGTCCTATCAGCCCCGGTCTTTCGATATTACACTTTCCATGCTGGGAAGCCGGAGCAAGTACAATGAGATGGTTGGCGAGGTTGTAAATCGCTTTGCCGGCCAACTTGTGCAGGTCATTTGTAGCGAAGAACCGAATCTATACTGTTATGGAACGTTGGAAGCTGCACCTACCTACGACCCGCTGACCGGGAAGGGGCAGCTTGTTCTGTCCAGTACAGACGGTGATGCTTACCGCTATCATCTAGAAGAAACAGTGGTCATTATTACCGGCAGCGGCATTGTTACCTTAGAAAACGACTATATGCCGGTTGTTCCTACCGTCACGACCACGGCGGAAACTGCACTGGCATGGAAGGTAGGAATGGATTCCTTTCAGAAATCTGTGAGCGCCGGTATCTGGGAGTTCCCGGAGTTGGAACTTCAGCATGGCAGCAATTTTGTCAACGTTACCGGAACAGGTGATACCACCTTCCGATACAGGGAGGGACGACTATGAGCCTTTTTCGTGTGTATGTGGATGATGCACTGTTCTACCATCCGAATTTTTCTAAGCTTGCGATCACCCAGGCACAGGTGTCCGAGGATGCGGATAATATCGACAGCCTGACTCTCTCCGCACCATACAGTCATCCATATATCGACAGCATACGACCAATGGCTTCCACCATTGTCTGTAAAAAAGAGGATAAGGTCGTGTTTGAGGGGCGGGCATTGGATGATGGCAGTGATTTTTATAACACCCATACCTGGACCTGTGAATCCTGTCTGGCGTATCTGAAGGACACCATTCAGCCGCCGTTTTCCTATAAAGGTTCCTTGTCAGGCTTATTTGAGCATTTTGTTTCGGTTCATAATGCAGCAGTGGAGGAGAAAAAGCAGTTTGTGGTCGGGGAGATCACGGTCACCGATGAGAATGATTATATTTCCTACAGCAATTCGGAATACTCGGTCACCATGGACGCCATCAAGAGTAAGCTGATCGACACCCATGGCGGGTATCTCCAAGTCCGCTATACCGGAGACACCAAGTATCTGGATTACCTGACCGATTTTAACACAACCTCCGTGCAGACAGTGGAGTTTGGCAAGAACCTGCTGGATGTGAAGATCACCCGTGACCATACAGAACGGGTCACAGCA